GCAGGAAAGAGTTCAGTCGGGCGCCGCTGAACGAGAACGTAAAGCAAAGAAGAGGATCTCAGATCTCGGAGCTGAATAATGGCTTTTCCGTTTAACGAGTATAAAATACTTCGTATCATACAGACGGCGTTCACTGCGTTGAAGTCCGCGGGTAGTTCGTTCGATCAGACTTTCAAGTACCTCTTTGATGAGATGGACTTAAGCGAGGAGGAACGAAATGCATTTAGAGACATCATTATAAACGACAGAATCCAGTATCACACGACATACTCAAATCTGTCGACTGAAGTACCGACCATTGTTGCTATCATGGATCAAGAAACCGTGATAGAGGAAGCTAAACCGATTGGTGACGTCCTGGGCGAGATGGAAATGCCTGATGGCACAAAGACTGATGAATTTGGCAATATCATGCAAGGCGTTTATTCGATAAATATCCTTGCAAAACAAATACTTTTAGTGCGCCTTCTCGGAACTTTTGTTAGATTCATATTAGAACAATATTCTGTGAATCACGATGACATGCCGGATCTCGACATAAACACGGATAGATTCTCACCGGATGCTGAGTTTTTCCCGAATGATGTGTTTCATATCCATCTAATCGTGAGATTCCGCTATGTCGAGTCTTGGAACGACTTTGGCGATACTGCATATGGAATGATCAACCAGATTTTCTTGAAAACCTGTGATAACGATTTCTGGCAAAATATCATGGGTGAAGCCTAAGAAACGTCACAGAATTGCTAATTTATAAATATGACATAGGTTTATCTTCACTCTATGCGATAGGAGAAATTTAATGGGTGTATATTTTAATGGAAGGTATTACATCAAACCACAGGTGGCTACCTTTGTTGACGACAATGCGCTGACTCCTGTCGGTCTTGTCGGTTCAAATGTTATAGGAATGTTGGGCCCAGCGAAAGATGGTGTTCCAAATCAGGCCTATCTATTGACTTCATTGAATGATGCTACCGACATCTTTGGTGAAGGTCCGCTTGTTGATGGCGTTGCAATGGCATTTGCTGGTGGAGCTCAGTTCATCTGGGCAACTCGAGTTAGTGGAACATATGCTGCTCCTACTTTCTCAGCTGTTGCTTCACAGTCTATCTACCTTCCAGCCGACACTCCAAATAGTCCTTTCAAGCTTCTATCGAATGCCTATGGAACTCAAGCTAATGGAATTCAGGTTACCACCGACACTAATGCCATAAAGGGAATTGATGTCACTGTTGCTGCTTTTGGCAATACAATCCTTGGCCAGGCAATTGGTTATGATATTCTGAAGGTTGAAAATAATTCCTCTACTGGAATCACATTTACTGTTACAGGAGCAGATCTTGTAGTGGCTGACGGAACTAATACATCTTCTACAATTGATTTAGCAGGAGTTGCATCTACGACAGACTTGGTTGAACGAATCAAAGATGCAATGGCAAATGCCTCACCTGGTCTAATTGATGACACCGACTTTGTGTTCACAGTTCTAAAGGAAGTTCCAGGAACACAAATTGACGCTGGTACAATTGGCTCGATTGCTAATGGTGGAGTATCTGATATTCCTCTAACAGCAAATGTAAAGGCTGTATTCGATTGGTTGAACTCAGGATCTCAGCCCTATGTCTATGCTGAAGATTCAAACAACATCTTTACAACTTCAGCAGCCAAGAATCTCACTCTTCTAACTGCAGGAGCAATTTGGAACATGGCTCTTGCTACAACTGCTGGTTCAAGAGGCTCACTAGACAACACAGCCTATACTGGTGTTCTAGCGGAGATCTATGAAGATCTCGATCTCGATCTAGTCGTTCCTATTGTTGACGACTATCTAGGATTGACGATTACTACTTCTACAACTCCAGACTCTATCTTTGCCAAGGTTCATGATCATTGCAAAGCAATGAGCACGATCAAGTCAGAGGAAAGAATGGGACTTATCGGATACATGTTCACTGACGTTGGTGGAGCATTTCCTGATGGAGATGGTGATACTCTCACAACGACTCTACTTGGAAAGGCAGCTAATTTCAATTCGCCTTACATCGTTATCTGCTCTCCTCGGCTAAAGACATTCGACATCAAGGGCAATCTCAAGTACTTCAATGGTACCTATACAGCTGCTTATATTGCTGGACTGATTGCCTCCTTCCCTGTTGGTGAACCTATTACTAACAAAGAAATCTCTGGAATGCAGGGACTTTCAACATACTTCAAGAACCGTCAGATCTTGCAGCTCATCGATAACGGTGTTCTTGTAATCGAACGAGTTGGTGGAGCTCTCAAGGTCGTCCAGGGTGTAACATCATGGATTTCAGATGACAACTTCAATAAGAAGGAAATCTCTGTTAGACTAGTTACGAACTACATCGCCAAGAACTGCAGACAGAACTTGAAGCAGTTCATCGGTAGGAAGAACTCTCTACAGATGCTCCAGATCATCAAGGGCTCTTTGGTTCAGGTCCTTCGTGAACTTGAGAACAACGAAATCATTGTTGGTACTCCAACATATCCGGCTTATCGAAACTTGGTGTTGACAGCTGACGGTGACACAGTCCGTGTGTCATTTGAATGTTCACCAGTGCTCCCTATCAACTACATCTTGATCACTATTCACGCAACTATCTTCAAAGCAACGATCTAATCTAAGGAGTTATCATAATGGCTAAAGTTTATTCAGGCAATACTATCATGGTGGTCATCAAGAACAAGCCAGTCGGCTTGCTCCAAGATGTCACTGCTGATGAAGATTTTGCTCCGGAACCAGCTTCTGGGATTGGTGATCCTCGAGTTGTAGAGTATGTGCCTACAATGTACAGAATCTCCTTAGCGGTTTCTTCAATGTCACTCAAGAAGGACTCTCTCTTCTCGGTTGGTGTCTTCCCAGATAACGTCGACACTTATTTGGCAACGGAACCGTTCACAGTTGTTGTCATCGACAAGGTTTCTAAGAAAACCATCCGTCAGTATAACAACTGTATTTTCGGAAGAGGAACACTGTCAGTTAGAAAGCACACTATCGTAAGCCACAATTGTACGTTGCTGAGCACGGAGGCGTTGTCAGCTGATGCTGAAGGATTCTTTACAACTACAGCATAATATGAAATATTGCATTTACAAAACAACCAATATAATTAATGGCAAATTTTACTGGGGAGTTCATAATTCTCTAGATGAAAACGACGGCTATTTGGGCTCTGGGCTTGCTCTACGAAATGCAATAAAGAAATACGGAAAAGATATTTTTCGTAGAGAAACAAAATTTCTCTATAAAACAATAAAAGAAGCTTATGCTGATGAAGCTCTTATAGTCAATAAGAGTATGATTAATAATCCGATGTGCTACAACATGGCAACGGGTGGTTCGATTTCAGTTGATCACACTTATGAGACTAGACAGAAAATAAGTGCTGCGATGATGGGAAACAAAAGCGCACTGGGTTATAAACATTCCGAGAAGTCTATACAAAAGATGTCAGATGCTGCTAAGGGTAGAAAATTTTCCGAACAACATAGGAAAAATCTTGGCAAATCGATGTGTGGTCGAAAACCGTGGAATAAAGGGAAAGTAGGACTTCAGTCACATTCTGAGGAAACAAAGAGAAAAATCAGTGAAGGCTGTAGAGGAAACAGGAGTCATACTGGTCAACCTCTTTCAGAAGAAACAAAAATGAAAATAAGTAGATATTGGCAAGAAAGAAGGAGTGAAGAAAATGGCTCAGAAAATTTCGCAATATCATACGTATAATATTGGTGACAAAGAATACAAAATCCGTTTCAAGACTCCAAGAGTTGGAGAACAGATAGCAATAGGTCAACGCTTCGCAGCTTACAAAGCTGGTTTTCCTTCATTAGATGAAACCTCTGAACTGCTGGCTTATGCCTCAGCAACATTAGATATTGTTATTGTAGATAAGCCGGCATCTCTCATCTTTGAAGAACTCGATACTTCAGACTGGCCTACTCTTCGAAAGATGCTCACAGATTATCAAAACTTCGCCTTTTTTCGTGACAAGGCTCCGAGCGAACCTTCTCCGTCGTGAGCTGACGGCAGCATCTCTAAAAGATCCTGATGTTGAAGACGACATAGAAGATTTTGCATTTCAAAAACTAAAGAAGCAAGCTAAAAATGATGTTCAATCCAATTTGGCTCGTATTATCTATCGGGCTAAATACAACCTCCCTCCTAACGACCCTCAGTTTTTAGATCTCACCGATGAAGAAATCGTATATGAGCTGATTTTACAGTCGGAATATCGTAAATTTACAGAAGATGTGCATGAAGAAGAAGAAACCGACGACAAGAAAACTATTTACAGAAACACAGATGAGTTTGAAAGCATTGCAAAGCGCCTCGAAAGAGGTGAAGATATCGATTTGGAATCACTAATGACTTCAGAAGAAGATTGGGAAAAGGTAGATGCCTCCTGACATAGGTCTAAATAACGCCATTAGAGAACTGACGGCAGCTGTCAAAGCTCAGGCTGGAGCTGCTTCTGGAATTGTAGGAGGAAGTAAAAGCATTCTTGATCCTACAGGAATGCCAGCTGGTGGCAAGAATCTCAATGAACTATTAGCAGAACAAATTGCAGGAATGAGAGAGCTG